CGTGACCGTTCAGAAAGTACAGCGTCTGTTCAGCATCATCGATCGTGTTGTGAAGTTGTTGTTGCATATACATGTACTCTCCTGTCACACGCTCGATGAGTTGTCCACCAATGTATAGGTCAACTGTATCTATCAATCGCGTACATAAAGATGGTACATACGTCAGGCCACCACCGGGTGCAGTCAAAAGAAACTTGACCGTCATACCCTTGATGAGGTCACCTTTATTCTGTGGAATGATACATCGTAGTTCCTCCCCAAAGTCGACAGTGCCATCGAAGGGTGTTTCGATTTGTTCCAGAGCAAACTTTGTGTGTTTTTTAAACTTTGTGAGAAAGTATGAAAAATCTGGATCACCTGTGAGCCAACGATCCTGAACGCCGGTCACTGCGAGTTTTGCAACCCCGGACATATCTACTATGTGTGAGTAAAATTTTATGAAATAAAACGGGACACTACAGTAGAATGAATCTTCAGTTGAAGAAATTCAACCCCGCGACCATGACAGATGATCGTGTGTGTGTCTTCATAGGTAAGCGTAACACGGGGAAATCAACATTGGTCAAGGATATCATGTTCCACAAGAAGCATCTTCCAGCTGGGATCGTGCTCAGTGGTACAGAGGAAGGGAACCACTTCTATTCCGAGTTCATTCCAGATTTATTCGTCTACGGTGACTATGATCGAGAGGCGATCGAACGTGTCATGGCTCGACAGCGTAAACTCGTTGGCAATGGAAAATCAAATTGTGGAGCCTTCATGTTGTTGGATGATTGTATGTATGACAACAAGTTCTTGAAGGATACCTGTATTCGTCAGTGTTTCATGAATGGTCGACACTGGAAGATCTTCTTCATGTTGACGATGCAATACTGTATGGATCTACCTCCAGCACTCCGAGCCAACGTCGACTACGTTTTCCTTCTTAGAGAGAATATTCTTCAGAACAGGGAAAAGTTGTACAAGTCATTCTTCGGAATCTTCCCATCCTTCGACATGTTCAACAAGGTGATGGATGCCTGTACAGAAAACTATGAGTGTCTCGTATTGGACAATACAGTCAAGTCCAACAGGATCCAGGATTGTGTGTTCTGGTACAAGGCGAGTATTCGTAAAAATTTCCGAGTCGGTGGTCCTGATCTATGGGCGGCACACAAAAAGATGTACAATCCCAAGTACATGTCTCAACAAGAAGGTGATGCGAAGAAGGCGGGTAAAAAGACGGCGTTGACCATCACGAAGAAGAAATAATCAGGCTGCGTGTTTCTCTTTTGTAAAAAACATAGAACACTATTAAATGACGGACATCCGTACTATGAATTTATCCGACAATGGTGACAACGGTATGGTGTCGTTGAACCCTTCGACGTCATTTGTTTCGCAGAATTCCGAGGAAAAAAATGTCAGTGAAAATAAAGTTACCATGGACTCCACACCGATTGCCGAACTCATGGGACAACCCGAGGCTGTTGAACAGCAGATGATGCCTGCTCAGATGCCCATGCAACAAATGCAGATGATGGCTCAGGCTCCCGCCCCACAACCCGTGATGACCGAACCCGTCAAGGCTCCCGAGTCCAAGAACCCCTTCAACCTGACTGACCAGCAGATGCAGGCTCTTCTCGTTTCCGCTTGTACGGCTGCGGCGATTAGCACACCCGTGCAAGAGAAGCTTGCGACTATGGTTCCTCAATTTCTCAACGACGCTGGTCGTCGTAGCCTCATCGGCCTCGGTGCGACCGGTCTCATCGCCGCCATTCTTTTCCACATCAGCCAGAGCTACGTGCTCAAGGCTTAGGGTACCTGTTCCCACCCCATGTTACTGTAGATCGACTTGTCTACGCCCAACATGTATGTAAGCACCGCACCAACTATGAACGCGGCTAGAAATAAGAGACTCACTTCCAAACTCTTTTTTCTATCCTTGCCATAATCCTTAATCTGCCCCTTCAGGGTCTTGACCACACGCGTCAGACCTTCCACAAGAATGAAGGCGATGATTGTCGACGAAAAGAAGAAACCCTTATCCACAGCCAATTGGGGTACCTGACCTACGATGAGACGGAGTGCATTGGGGATGACGATGGTCATCAGTGTAATGTTCGCCCAGTAATCCCTAGTATACATGGGTACCATGGGTAAAGCAAATACGAGAACCCACATGATGATCGCCGTGGCGACTGTCGCGACGGGTGTTTTCATTTGATGTATGCATAGATTATTTATCCTGGACGTGCATACCACAGAATGGTGTTTCGTTGGGGATGGGTTCGTAGATGTTCAAACGGACACAGATGGCTTTGAGTTTGTTGTACTTGTCCCAATACTTTTCTGAGTGATCGTACTCATCAACCATACAGTGAGTAAGTTCGTGAATCAGGACATGGAAAATTTCATTCACTTCACCGTCGATGCACAGACCAATCTCAGCACCCTTATTGAGATTGTAGCCAACTGTACCACGAAGTCCGTAGTGGGCAGTGATGGGGATACAGTGTTTGAGTTTCTGAAACTCTGTACCGTCGACATTGTTTCTCAGAATTTCGTAGCGTTCCCTGACGATTCGTAATTTTTCAGGTTCAAACGTCGACATGTAGATGTAGATATTAATAATGAGTAACGCTACGACGACTATCATTTTCTATATGTAAATATAAATTTGCTGTAGAGCTCCGATATATGACTGCCTGTCAGGTTTTCCCACAGTGTCAACGTAAACCCACACGACTCTAAACTTTGGATGAGGTGGTCTCTATAGGCGACTGGTTCAGACTTTGGTCCATCGGCATAATAGGGTGTATCGACGAGATTGACAAATAATTTTTCACCAAATCCACCATTGCCGTGTTCTTTCAGTTTGAAAAAGTTTCCCATGTCGTCATGAAGTGGTGTCTTCATAATTATTTTTTCAGAATCCGGAATGATCCCAAAAAGTTTTCCTCCGGGTTTGACTCTCTTTTTTATTTCACGGATGGATTCAAAAAACTTTTTTTCGGATTCGAAAATGTAGTGCAAAGAAAAATTGAAACATACCAAATCAAATTTTCTGTTTGGACAATCGAAAATATCTCCTTGATAAAAGTTGACTCGCATTTTCAAATTCTTTGCTCGAGACCGAGCTTCTTGGAGAGATGTCTCATCTGGATCGCACATGTTTATGTTTGCCCCAGCATGTCTCCATTTTTGAAGATCACCTCCACACCCACACCCAACATCCAAAATGGTGTCACCTTCACGAGTCACTGATTGGATCAGTTCCTTCTTGAAGGTGTTATGAGCCCGTCGGATCTCTTCCATGGTCTTATATAGGTGGTATTATTTAACCCACTTAAGTGGGAAAAGGCTTAAAGTTTTACACACTACTATAGACATAATGGCTTCTCTCGAGCAAGATTACACTACTGTTCCCGGTCAGATCTACGCATGCCTTTCCATCGTGGGCCCCGAGTGCCCTCAGAAGAATGACAAGTTTGGTATTAAGATCCGAGGGTGCTTCAACACCCGTGGTGAGGCGGAGAGCCATGCGAAGCGTCTTCAGAAGGAGGATGCCACCTTCGACATCTACGTCGTAGACATGTACAAGTGGCTACTGATTCCCCCCGATGCCGATAAGATCGACGACGTACACTACACGAACGACAAGCTGGAAGAACTCATGCAGGGCTACAAGGAGAACCAGGCGATGGCGGTCAAGATGTTCGAGGAGCGTAAGCGTGACATGATGAACACTGATAACCACCTGAAGCCCGGTGACGAAAACTCCAAGTACTACAACAAGCCCGATGAACCCCCTATCAGCCATCCAGCCGAGGTTCTCGAGCGTCTTCAGAAGGAGGAGCCCGATACGCCCATGGAGGAGTTGGTCAAGAAGGCTGACGACATCGTCGCTGCAGAGATCAAGGAGCGACAGGCGAAGCGTGAGGCGGATGCCAAGCTGGAGACGGTCAGTGAATAATTAAAAAAATATACATACATGGTAAGAATGTTCAGTGTGTTGTTGAATATCATCACACTGATCATCGTTTTCTTCGTGGCGTACTTCTTTTTCACATCACCTGAAAATGTCAAAAAGAAGATGAACACAGCGTCTGAGGTTTTAGCGGCACAATTGAAGGACCCAGTGGTCACGAGTCGTGCGTATTTTACTGAGCGGAAGAATGGGTCGACTGGATCCTTCGTCGGTAACTTTCCTTGGGACGAAAAAGAATGGATCTACGGGTACCCACTTAGCCAGGCCTGAGGATCACGGGCTGCATGGTCTTACCCATGAAGAATCCCAAAAGAAAAACGACAAAGCCGACAATCCATGTCGTCTTATCAACCTGTGAAAAGAAGTCAACCTTGGGCTGCTCGGGGGGTTGCTGATACATGTGAGGAGGCATCATCATCATAGGGGGTTGTTGGTAATAGTCTTGTTCGGGTTCACGCTCCTGTTCGGGGTCATGAACATCTTTATTGAATTCGATGGGGTTGCCGATGTCTGCTTCCATATCTAAAAATACCTTTCATTTTTTTAAGCGTGAAATTCCTCATCTTCGTCATCGTCATCATCGACGACGAAGTCCTTGAGATTTCCATTTTCATCAGCATCTTCATCCTCATCATCCGTGAAGTCATCCTCAGAACCATGTTCCTCGTCAGTGTCTATGTCACTATCATCGAGGTTACTGTCGTAATCATCCTCGGCGTAATCATCTTCCACTTCTTCCTGTGGCGTGTACACTTCGGGCTTCTTGATGCGACGTCCGGATCTAGAAATCATCGCTTCTACTATAGTCTACTGTTTAAGTATTTAGGATGAAACGCGGCGTCGACGTTCATGAGCTGTTGTTCAGCGTAATACCCTATTTGTTTAACGAGTTCGTGTATATCTTCCTGGTATTCGCTCATTATTCCAACGTTCTCCAGGTGTTCTAAGGCTGTATAAAGAAAGGGCGTCGCAGTTTCTGGTGTTCCGATATGTTTTTTAAACATTGATATGTTCGTGATAAAGGCATAAAAACTATCTGGATCCAACCCTGAATAGTTATACGCCTTCTTTACGAGTTCATCAATTTCGTCGGTTTTAACGGATCGTCTTGTGAGTAACCTTGTCAAGTAGGCCGACGCCACCAAGAGTACACTCGACATCTTATTTTGTGTCCGGAAATAAAATCTCTTTGGATTTCTTGTTTAGGAGAAACCTCCTGGGTTTCCCAGTGCATTTGGAACACATAAAGTCGATGCCTGACTTGTCAACCGTAAAGTGGCATTCGGCTCCATGTTTCATGTCACAGTCTGTGTCTGTCACGTTGATGGTATACTTGTTCCTGTTCTTGGTGACAGAGAGAACATTCGTTGGTCTGATACAGTTGTTGATGTAGGTGTTCATGACCTTGACAGCTTCAGATGTCTTAATCTTTTGTTTGGGAGGGGGTGTTGACGTTCGACTGGGTAATGGTGTATCATCATAGAACTTGTTGATGATCTTATCCGTCAAACGATGTTCTCTTCCCCTGAAGTCTGCACAGAAACCGTGTCGACGACCTATGATCGTCTCACAGTCACAAAAACATTTCTGTGAGATCGAACCCCCGACCATGTGGAACCAAACATGATTGGAATTGTGAGATCTTCCCAGGTTTTCACAATACTTCGATGTCGTCGAGATCAAAAACTGTTTCTTATGTGTGAAAATCTTCGTGACTCTCGCATCCTCCTGACCTTCCATATTCTTCCGGATGAAGGTTTCCAGATAAGCGACAGCTTCAGAATCTTTAAACTCATCCTTCATCTGAGCTTGTGAGAACGACCCTTCCTTCTTCTTCTGTCCGTCGAGTTGGCGAATAGTGACAACGTCCTTGGCATCTGTTCGGACCATCGTATCCCTGAGTATATCGATCGATGGTTCCTGGGGAATCTTCTTCATGATACACATCACGGGTCCATAAACATACCTGAACAAGGGTACATAGGGTGATTCTGTAATCTTGCCCACTTGTTCACAAGCTGCACAC